TTTACTATTATTAGTTGTAATATTAGCAGCTTGTGTAGGTGTGATTGTAGTTGTATCTCCTGCAAGAGCAGTAGTAGATGTTGTGCCAAGTTGTAATAAACTTGTGTTACCTGCTAAAGCAGTACTTGCAGTTGTACCCAATACCATATATTTATTGGTCGTACCCTCTGCAATATCATCTGTATCCAACACTACTACCCCCGTTGCACCATTTACACTATCTACTGCACCACCAGCAGAAACAGTAGTAAAAGTAAAACTACCACTACCATTAGTTGTTAATACTTGTCCATTTGATCCATCAGAAACTACATCATCTAAACCAAGCAATCCTAAAGAAACTGCACCCGTTAAAGAATTTACGCTTGTTATTGTATTAACTTGCGCACCAGCCTCAATACCATTTAACTTTGTACTTGAAGCACTATCAAAAGATATTTTAGCGTTGTTTGCAGTAATATCAGTAGCTTGTTGTGTGGTTATTCCTACCTTTAATGTATTAGCAGCTATTTCATTTGCTTGTGTTGTTGTAATACCTACTTTTGCAGTATTTAATACAATAGCATTTGCTTGTGATGTAGTTATACCAACCTTTGCAGTATTTAAAGTAACTGCGCTATTTGCTGCTACCCTTGCATCTGTAAAATATAAATTTGTACCTTCTGCTATATTAGTAGTTGTAAGAACAACAACACCCGTTAATCCGTTTACACTATCTACTGCACCAGTTGATAAACCAAGTACAGTTGCGTTTGTTAAATCTAATGTTCCAGTAAAACTTGCAGTTGATGTACCTATACTTAAAGTTGATGCGTTGCCTAAACCATCTGTTAGGTTTTTTTCTACTGCACCTATTACACCATTATCAGATGTTTTTATTAAACCCTCGTAAGTTTCAGATATTTTAGTATTAAATAAAGTTGCCATACTATTTCTTGTTTTTTATTTTTATCCTTTTTAAAAAGGTTTTTAGTTTTTCTATGTTTGCTTTTTTTGGTTTATAAATCATAATACCCATCCATTAAAAGTTGCATCATTACTTGGATAAATGTCATCATTAACATTATTTGTATATTCGGGATATGTAGTTTGGTTAAATGCCATAAAATCTATAAATCTTCTTGAATACCATTCTGCATTTGTTCTTGATTTTTCTACTAAAAAATCTATTTCGTTTTTATCTACACTTATTGCATTTTCCGATGTATGCTTAAATACCCCACCATTTTTTATTTGGTAGGCAGCAAAAGGATAATAGGCTGCTTGTGCATACCATATTAACATCGGCACAATATAATTATCTAAAACTGTTTTCCACCTTGCATTAGCTACTGCATCAATATTAGGTATTGCAGCAGTTAAACCATCATACATATTAGTTCCAATTATTTGTTGCACATCTATTTCTTGTGAAATTTTAATAAATTGTATAAACTTATCAGTATCTACATTACCATCCATAATTGAATTACGGATCAAATCAGTTCTATTTATAAATAAAGTTGTAGCCATTATCTTCTTGTATTACTTGGTAAAAACCCCTCATTAGGCATATCAATCGGTCTTTTTGCTACTAATGGGTTATTTTTCTCTGGTTTAAATCCTTTTCTTTTTGCTTCTGCTACACTTATAGCTGGTGCAGTTGGACTTTTAACATCTATTCGTTTGCTATCTAATGTAAACATATAAGTTTTTCTTGTCCAATAATGATGACAAGCACCACCACCTTTGTAAAACCATATAGAATAAGTATCAGCACCTCTTGCACCCCAACCTGGATTGACTGCCTTATATCCCATTTGCAATATATCTTCTTTTCTGTATAGTTTTTTAGCAGCTACCATTTTTCTACAAAAATCTCTTGATACATCTTTACCACCCTCAAAAGTATCTTTTAATGGTGCATATTGATATCTTACTTTAAATGCAACCTCACCTACTGCTTCATCTTGGCTTGATTTACTATTTGGTCTTGATGTTCCAGTTGATACAAATTCCCACATTTTTGCTAATGTGCTTTTATCTTTTTTTTTATTTAATTGATCTATTTGATAATCTAATGCATCTTCATCATCATAATCAACTTTACGTTCATCAATTAATGTCCAATTCTCTAAATCTTCATCTTCACCAAACTCCTCCATAAAATTATCTAATTCTGTTCTTGATGCTTTTATTGGAATACAATTAGGTACTTTTTTGCCATCTTTTATTTTTGTACCATATTGTTCGTAACCATCCCAACAAGGTGCTTTAAGTTCTTCGTGTGTTTCACAAGGCATATAATACGTAACACCCTCTACCTCGTGTGCGTGATAACCACCACAACCCATTTCTTCTGCTACCTTTATTGCTTCCTCTTTGGTTTCGTATGCTTGTTTACCATCAATTTTTTTTAATGATAATTTTTCCATTTCAATACCCGTTTCTTCTTCAATAGTTTCATCATCTTGTACTGATTTATCTACATCTGTAAATTCTAAAGGTTGTAGGGTTGTAAAGTATAGGTTTAAGCTAATATCATTGTAAGCTAATATTTGATCAAAACAATCAATTAAAAGTTCTTGAAATGGTCTTATAACTGTGTTATCCATTAAAAGAGATGCAGTCTTAATTTCATCTGCATTATTACCTAATCCACTACCATCTTTTATACCTAATAACATAGGAGATACTATACGATGTGCAACCATTATTTTTTGTGTGCTTTCCTCACTTAAAAATTGGTATTGGTTATGTGCATCACTTAATTGTACTGGTGTTATTTCTGCTTGACTTTCTTTATTGTCGTTAAAAGCAAGTATAAATTTACCTGCGTTGCTTGTACCACTAAACTTTTGTGCTATCTTCTTTTCTATTAATTGTCTTTCTTGTTGGTTAGGTGTACCATTGTTAAAGTTAATTAACATACTCGGTGCTAAACCATTCATAATATTGTTAAGGTGGTAATTAGATACTTCTTCTTCTAATTCGGCATATTGTAATCCACCTTGATAATCTACTGGTGAATAGTAATAAAAACCACTTTTATATGGTTTTATATAATATATTTCAATATCTTCTTTTGACATACCAAAAGCTGGTATTCTTAAAGGCACATCATTTCGTTTTATATTTGTCCAATCTTTAAAATAATAATAAGCAGGTATATCCCCATCTGCATTACATTTTTCAGCACGTAATGTTTCAATAGGCATATGTTCTAACTGAACAATCTTACTACGATCCTTTGAGTAAATTACTTGTATTGCAGCATTACCCATTAGCTTTAAATCGTAACACACTTTTCTAACTACATCTTTTTTAAACAATGCAATCATTTGTGCGTACTCATTAGGTTTTCTGTTACTATCAGTTGCGTTTAGTCCTTTTCCATATATAGCTTGACTAATGCCATTAATAGCAGCATTATTAGTAGGTGAACCATTGTATCTATCTATTAAGTATTGAAAATAATTGTTATCTGCACCGTATTCAATCCAATCTTCACCGTTTACTTCTTTAATTTCTGGACTTGTGTATGTACTTAAATTAACAAAACCAAATTCTGAAACCTTTGATGCTTTTGTAAATTGCCCTTTACTATTTCTTTGTCTTTTCATATTACTATATAAGTATTATCATAACCATTGTAGGTTGTATATTGCCCTTTATTTAAGTTATAATAGTCATTATTATTTTGATCTATATCTTGGTCTGTGCAGAATACTCTATCTTTATAAATAACTCCATCATTTGTATCATCTACATTCCAAAGTGTAGTATCGTTTTGCCATAAATTAAAATTTGTATTCCAAAAACTATTTGCAGTTTCTAATGTTACATCGTAAAAATGATTTTCTACTAAAATAGGGTTGAATATATTTGTAAATGTTAAATAATTACCTACTTGTGTTGCACCCGTAATTTGATATGTTTTTACTACGTTTGTACTATCATCACGTATAGACATAATAAAATCGGTTAAGTAATCTCTTGGTATTACAGATAACGTTTGTGCAGTTGCACTTGTGGTTAATATAATCATCGTATATATAACGTAAATAATTAC